ACCGCCATACAACAGCGGCTCGCCACCGCTGATCTCGACGTGCGACCCGTCCGGAAGGAGCCTGATCCACCATAGCCACCTTGACACAGGCATCGTCTTGGTATTCTTCTCAAGCCCTTGTGCGTGTACTGAGCAATATGCACAATTGAACTGACACGCCCATGTCGGATGAATGATGACATTCACAGCCCTGCCCCCTCTAGCCTAGCCGTCCAATAGCGGATCTCTCTCTGACTCAGCCACGGCGTCGAGGCGTATACCTGGTGCATCTGCGCGCCCGTCTCAGGCTGCTCGACTAGCCAGCCCTCTTTTTTAGCGTTGCGGTATAGCTCTGTGCCATTCACCGGCGTGCAGACCGTAACCTGTCGCCATTGTACCAGGTCGTCGCGCACTGCCCTGCGAAGCTGATCCTCGGTGTAGGCGAGATGGTGCGCTGTCTCTTCATAGTTGCCAACCATCAGAAAGAGCCAATTGCCTATGCCCGCCTCGCGGGCTAATCTCAGCGTGTGCCAGATGTCCTTTTCGGTTGTGTCCTTCTTGATTGACCGGAGAACTTCGTCATTGAATGATTCTACGCCCCACATAATCGCCCTGCACCCAGCGGCGTGCATGGCTTGCAACACTTCCGGGTTGATGGCCTTTTGTGAGCATCGCCCTTGACATTTCCAGGTCATGCCCAGCGGCTCGATCAGCTTGCAAACCTCGATTAGCCATTCGTTCTGTTTGGCGCCCATGCCTATCAGCTCGTCGTCATAGACGAATACTGTTTTGACGCCCATGTCTTTGAGCTTGGCCATGTCTTCATAGACGCGCGCGGGCGGCCTCATGCGTATGCGCTGATGACCAAATACAGGATTGCCACAAAAGATGCAGTTGTGCGGGCATCCCCTCGACCACATAGCAATACTCTCAGGAAAGTCGATGCGCGGCATGTTCCCGCCGTACTGCGTTGGGCCTGGATGGTGCCTCTCCCACAGCGGAGCAGGTATCGTCTCGATGGCCGCCGCCTGACCCTTGACCAACCCTCTGGGCTGCTCTTCGATGATCTGAGCAATGTTGCCTTCACATTCTCCCGCTACCCAAACGTCAGCGCCCCATGCTGATTGTTCGTCTATCGCCCCGTCTGCCAACATAGTGATATGCGGCCCGCCTACCATCACGTATCCGGTATACCCCGCATCTCGGATAGCCTTGATGCACTCGCGGACGCCGCGCTGGTTATGCGTTGTGCATGTGAACCCCACCGCGTCGGGCTGATTCTCTTGCGCCGCGTATATCTTCCCCAACTTCGTGGGCGATATGCTCAACGCTTCCAAGTCCCACACGCTCGCGACATGCCCGGCCTGTTGCAATACCGCCGCCATAATTGGCAAGCCTAGCGGCGGGTTCATGCGATAGTGTATGCCCGAGTAGTGATGGACAGGCGGATTATAGAATTGGACTCTCACGAGGGCTCCCTCCTACTCTGCCAGGTCTACTAGGCCGTCGCCTTCGTCGTTGCCTAGCTCAGACTCGATCTCGTCCAGTACCGGCTTCCAGTATTTTTCTGTCACCAGGTCAGCGTCGTACTGCATCGCCCCGTCGCGCGCGCCGCGCCTCAGCGTTTCGCTGCCTCGGTTCTGGTACGCCTGCTCCAAGCACTCTAAGATGCTCTCCTGGTCTGGCTTGAATTGCCAAGAGTTCTGTGGCGACCATATCGGCTGATTCGTTGTCACCCAGCCAGAGAAGCACAATTGTGGCATGCTGGTACAATCGTTGACGATCACCGGCGTGCCGCAGCCTTGCGCCTCGATAATCGGCACACCAAAGCCCTCGCCATAGCTGGGGCTCAGTAGCACATCTGCCGCATTGTAAAGTTGCGCCAAGTGTGCAGGCGGATGACCAATAGCCAGCCAATACGGATCAGCAAATAACACTGTCCCCTCGGGAATATCTAGCGCGTTAAGGATTTGCATCAAGTCGGCTCCGCTAGTCTCTGCCCCCGAATGCGTATGTAGGTATAGTAGGCTGTTCGGGTGTCGGTCAATAAATTGCTTCCATGCCCATAGAATCTCAGGGAACGCTTTGCGGCTTGGAATGCCCTTGTTAGCTGCGACCATCACCGCCATAAACTCATAGTCTTTGCCTGGTAGATTCAACGCCGCGCGCGCCTCATCGCGATCTTTCACGTCAAACACGGTTGTGTCTATGCCGTGCGGCACATAACGAGGGTCTAGCCCACCCTTGGTCATCTGGTCGAATCCGTGCTGTGAGTAGGCGATAGGCTGCCATGCGGCCTGCAACGATGTGCGCACACCGGGCGGCATTGGCGTATGGTCGATAGGCGCCCACGGGCACCATCTAAACTTGCTTGTCACTTGCGGGTTGTATACCCAAGAATCATAGAGAGTGATAACAATATCTGCCCCAACGTGGAGCGCGTGCGACCCAATAATGTCGTTGCCGTGCTGGGTGTATCCCAGCGGGAATACACGGGTTTTCTCGCCGTGCTCTTCCAGATTCAGCGGCGATCCGTTGAGACCGTAAGACGCGCCTAGCGTGACCTCGTGGCCTAGTTTCTGTAGTCGCCACCAAAATAGGTTCGTTTGTGCGCCATAGCCTGACCCAACCCAAGGCGCGTTCGACCACCAAAAGATTTTCACATCGGCCCCCTATTCTATTTTGCCCCACAATCGCGACTGGCAAGGACGGGGGCACATCCCTTTCAGCAAGCTATGCTTGCCTAGCCAGCCGCGTAGGCGATTAAGCGCCTACACCTACAACCCAGTGTACTTCGATGTCGAGATTGAGAGGGGCAACGGTGCCCGTCTCGTCATAGTAACAGTAGAGCCACTTGCCAGCGCCCAGTGTCCCATCGGACAGGGTGAACGCCTTCGGTGTGGTTGCCGTCCAGGTGACAGTCGTGCCACCGAGGACACTAGACACGGTGCCGATGTTGGCTGTACCAGCCGTGCCATAGTCCAACAGCGTCAGGGCGACGCCAGTACCGTTGCCGAGGGTAACGCCAGTGTCCGAGCAGGCCCAAGCCTCGAGAATCTCGATCTTGGTGTTCCGGTTCGGCACCTTCATTACAGGATAGTAGTTGTCTTTGGTCGGGTCGCTGATTGTCACGTGAGAAACTCGTACATCATCATAAGCGAATGCCATTGGTATATCCTCCTAGCTCGTCGCTTGCGAATCTGCTAGGATTTGCACGCCCAAGGTCGGGCGCCATACCCCGTCAGCAAACAGCATCGACATGTTCAATTCCCATGCACGCTTGCTAGCATCTCGCTCTGGTTCCATACGCGCGCCACGACGCAAGTCGAAAGCCAATGCCTGTGGGCTGAACATGGCAGAGTATGCCGCTGTTCCGCCGCTTGCGGGTACGTTCGTGCTAGTAAAAATATCGACGCCAGAGGCAGAGCCTACATAGTAGTCCTGCATGATCCGGTCCTGGAATTGAGGCGCATTGGTCACGGTCGCGCCAACAGCGGCGGACTCGGCCATATAGTGCCAGTGGTTAGGATGCAAAACGCAGTGCCATGGCTTGGGCGCGTTGAGCACGCGCATTCTGGACAGCGCAGCGAAGAAGTATCCCCACGTCATTTCTGACCCAAGGTTGCCCACGGTGCCGCCGGTCAAACTAGAAAAGTTAGCGAAGATTTGCTGATCAACGTAAGTAGCCATGCCCTGACCCATTTCCACAGAAGCGTCTTGCGCGGTATTCTGCGGGTCCGTCTCGATACGGCGGTCTGTGATAATAACCTGCGACATGGCCTCTGCGGGCGTCAGTGTCGAAACCAGGCTCTTGTCAAACCGTGTCGGCGCGGCAAAGTCTTCTGTCTCAGCCACGCTCACCGGCGTGATGCTCGGGTACGTCGAAAGTGTGCGCGTCTGGTCACCGCGTCCATCGGTGAACGTGCGGACCAGCCGCGTCGCCATGTTGCCCTCTTTGAGCGTGAACACGGCGTCCTCATAAATGTTGTTAAAGTAACTATTGAGATCAGTTACTCTGGAATCACCAGTTGTCATATTTTTGTCCTCGTTATTGGCTAGGCATCTTCAACCCACCGCCATTGGCGGTTAGATCAATCGCGCCTATGCCTGATAGCCTGGCTGCTTGCGCCTCGCGGGTCTCACCGCGCGAGTTGCCGCTGGCATTGCCAGCTCCAGGATTCGTTGGTGTAATTCGCGGTATAGCACTTTTGCGCAGTAGATACGGCTTGGCCTCTGCCAACGCTTGCAACAGATCCTCAATGCCCTTGACCTCTTCTCCGTCCAGCTCCAACCCCGAAAGGTCGAGCATTCGATAAGCGTCCGTGGGGTCTTGAAAGTCCAGTTGTGTCGCCTTGGAGACGACGGCGCTTCTGATAAGAGCCTGCTCGCGGTCCTTGGCAAGTCTCGCGTTCTCACCTTGGAGTTGAGTCTGCTCTTGTATCAGCTCTGCTAGCTTGGCGGCTGTCTTTTCTGTCTCGCTCTTGTTCGCGTCCTCGATCTCCGCCAGCTTGCCCGCTGCTTCTTTCAGCGCGTCATAGTCGCCGTACTTGCTCTTGATCGTCTCTTGAGACTTCCTGCTCGCACGGTCTAGCCTCTCTTTGACGATCTTGTCTACCTGCTCTTGCGTGAAATGCGCCTGCTCGTTTTTGTCCTGGTCGTTGCCAGTAAGCGTGGTGTCACTTTGTGCCTGTTCGTCTGTCATGTTATCCTCCGAGTTTTGCCCGCCTCGTGCGGTAATATGAAAAGGCCCACCCCAGATGAGCAGGCTTGCGCCGTGTCATCCGAAATGGGCCGAGACCACTAGGGTGTGGGCCGTATGCTGTTATTTAATCAGTTCAGGATACTGCTTCTCCAAGTGTCGCCAGACCATCAGCGCTGCCCGGCGTATGACCATGAGTAGGGCGATAATGTCAGAGCGGGTCATTGTGCGCCCCCTATCAATTCTCCCAGCGTCGTCTCAACAAACATCCGGCCCCAGACCTTGCTCTGTTTCGCCGTACTCAGCGCGCTAAACTTAAACTTGTTAGCTTGCCACGCTTCGTATTTGCCCGGCCCCATCATGCCTTTTTGCATCTTCTCGGGCTGCTCGTTGAACCACCGCTCGCCGTCGCCCTCTTTCAGGTCGTAACCCACCTGGCCTAGGCCGTACTCTGCCAAGCTCTTGACTTCAGGTATCATAACGCATCTGCCCGCAATATGATCAGACATTGTTTCCGTCAGCGGGAACAGCGTGCCATGCAGATTGACACAGCTCATGCACGTCCTTACATCCAGGTTCGCATGCCAACGCCAGCCGTCTAACAGGTGCGCGTTGCGCTGATAGTTGACTAACGACGCCGCCCTAAACGCTCGCAGATGTTCCGTTCGCGCTATCCTCAGCGCCCTTGTCAGCGGCACGCCCCAGACGTTCATCATCGCGCGCGCGGTATCTATCGGGTTCTTGCCACTTAGCAAGTG